TTCAACGGCGTGCCCTATGTGATCGGCGGGGATACTGCCGGCACCGGAAGCGACTGGTTTGTGGGCCAGGTGCTGGACAACCGGACGGGAGAGCAGGTGGCGGTGCTCCACCACCAGTTTGGGGAGCGGATGTACGCCGAGCAGATGTACTGCCTGGGGATGTACTACAACACCGCCCTGATCGGTGTGGAGACCAACTACTCCACGTACCCGGAGATGAAACTGGAGGATTTGGGATACCCGAACCTGTACGTGCGGGAGCGCCTGGACAACTACACCGGAAAGATGGTGCCGGCCTTTGGCTTTGAGACCACGACCGTCACCAGGCCGGTGATTGTGGATGGGCTGAAAGACGCGGCCAGGGAGCACCTGGAGACCATCAATGACTACGAGACGTTGGGCGAGATGCTGACGTTCATTTATGACGAAAACTGGAAACCACAGGCGGAAGAGGGCGCTCACGACGATCTGGTGATGGCGCTGGCCATTGCCCACAAGATCAGGGTTCAGCAGCGGACCAGCGTGGAGCGGACCGCGGCGGCGGGGACTGCCGTGTGGACGCAGGATATGTGGGATGACTTTGACCGGGCGGACCCCCAGGGGCGGGAGCTCCTGCTGAAACTCTGGGGTACCCCGCGGAGATAGGAGAGCACGATGAAAACGAGAAAAGCGGCAGTCAGGCCGGCAAAACTGGATATTTGGCAGCGGAGGCTGGCGGACAGCGACGCAGCCTGGAAGCCGGAGATGGAGCGCATGGACCGGCGGGAGCACCTGTACAGCGGGGACCGGGAGCTCCGCGCCCTGACAAAGGGGGATGAGGGGCAGAAGGCTCCCCATATCCGGAATATCGTCTTTGAGAACATTGAGAGTCAGGTTTCCTCCGCCATTCCCTCCCCCAAGGTGACGCCGCGGCGGAAGGAGGACGAGGGGCTGGCAGACAAGATCGAGCACTGGCTGCGCTGCGAGCTGGACCGCCTGCCCTTCGAGACCATCAACGACCAGGCGGAGCGGACGGTCCCCATCCAGGGCGGCGTAGGCTTCCTGGTGGCCTGGGACAACCGGAAGCGGACCCACGACACGGTAGGCGAAGAGGAAGTGGCGATGCTGCATCCGAAGCAGTTCGCCCCGCAGCCCGGCATCTACACCGGCATCCAGGACATGGATTGGTTCATCGTCCGCCAGGCCGCCACGAAGGAGAGCATCCGGCGCCGGTACGGCGTGAATGTGGAAAACGAGGGCGAGCAGGAGCCCCAGGTGCGGGGCACCGGCGATGAAGACACGGCGGACGACGCTGTGACGATGTACATCGGCTACGCCAAAAACGACCAGGGCGGGATCGACCGCTATGTGTGGGTCAACGACATCGAGCTGGAGGACCTGGAGAACTACCAGGCGCGGCGTGTGCCGGTCTGTGCCCACTGCGGCCGGGTACGCCCCCTCCCCGGGCAGATCATCCAGAACCGGCAGGCCGTGGCGGAGACAGCGGAGCAGGACGCCGTGGCAGCGGAGACCAGGAAGCAGATCGCGGGCCGGGCCCTGGCCCTGCAGCTGGCGCAGGAGGTGGCGGCCGGTATCGGCGGAGGCCTGGAAGCCATGGCGGCGGAGGTGGCAGCAGAGCCGCCGGAGGCTGAGGCAGAACGGTACGACGGCGGACCATGCCCATGGTGCGGGAGCACGAACTGGACCACCAAAGAGCAGGAGTACGAAGAAGTGATCCTGCCCATCACCAACAGTTCCGGCCTGACGATTCCGGGCCAGCATCCGGAGATCGACGAGAACGGCCGGTCGGTCATGCGGCCTACCCGGATCCCTTTCTACCGGCCGGACGTGTTCCCGGTGGTGCTGCAGAAGAGCGTGAGCGTCTATGGCCAACTGCTGGGAAACAGCGACGTGGACGTGATTGAGGACCAGCAGAACACCACCAACCGCATGGAAAAAAAGATCATCGACCGTCTGGTGAAGGCAGGGACCCGGATTACGCTGCCGGCCAAAGCGACGCTGCGGACGGACCCGGTGGACGGAGAGCGATGGTTCCTGGATTCCCCGGCCGACAAGGCCATGATCGACGTGTACCAGTTTTCCGGAGACCTGCAGTACGAGCTGACGTACCTGGCGACGGTCTATGAAGAGGCCCGGCAGGTCCTGGGCATCACAGACAGCTTCCAGGGCCGGACGGACCCAACGGCCACCAGCGGAAAGGCCAAGGAGTTTTCCGCCGCACAGGCGGCGGGGCGCTTGGAGAGCAAGCGGACCATGAAGCAGGCGGCATACGCCCAGCTGTTCGAGCTGATGTTCAAGTTCTGGCTGGCGTACTCGGACGAGCCCCGGCCCATCAGCTACAAGGACAACGAGGGGAACACGGTCTTTGAGGAGATCAGCCGGTACGACTTCTTGAAGCAGGACGAGGATGGGCAGTTCTACTGGGACGACCAGTTCCTGTTCAGCTGTGACACCTCTGCCCCGCTGGCTTCCAACCGGGAGGCCATGTGGCAGGAGACTCGGATGAACCTGCAGACCGGGGCATTCGGCGATCCCAGCAGCACGGAGACGCTGATCCTGTTTTGGAGCAAGATGGAGGAGCTGCACTACCCCGGGGCCGGGTCCACCAAGAAATACCTGGAAGAGCGGTTGCGGCGGGAACAGCAGCAGGCCGCCCAGGCCCAGCAGATACAGCTCCAGATACTGGCCATGCAGGCCCAAAATAATCGAAGGGGAGCAAGCTCCCCCTCGACCTCCCCCACCACCAGTCTGCGGACTGGTGACGCCGCCCAGGGCGGCTGAGTCAGGGTATTTTCGCCACGTACACGCCGCGGCGAAAATGATTTCAATGCAGTTCGGCGAGCTAGACGCCGGGAGCATATACGCATGAGAACGCGGGAAAATCTCGAATAACGTCGGGGACCCCGCCGGAGCCCAGC